TAAGAGACAGAATTTATACAATGATTTTCATATATTTTTTTATTTTCCCTATTCATATTTGTATAATTATCAACAATTTTATTTGACATAAAATTATATATTCTATATTCGTCATCTTGTATTTTATGAATATATTTACCTCTGCATTTAATATTTAAAAATGATATTTTTTTATTTTTTTTATTTATTTGATTAACTGGTTTAAATAAATGTTTTTTTATTTTGTCGGTATTATATCTTAATTCAAGTTTTCTATCTATATAATTTTCATTTTTAATTATATATTCCGTAAAATTATTATCTTCACTTTCTGATAATATATATTTTTCAATATTATTTCTTCTTAATTTATCATAGAATTTATCTATTAATTTCATTATATCATCTAGTGGTATAATCATATTTTTTAAATCTAGTGGTATAATCATATTTTTTAAATCTTCTTCTGATATCATTATATCTTTTAAATAAAAAAAAATTAAAATATCAATAACAATTCTTGATATTTTTATTATTCAAATTCTTTCCAAAAATCATCTTTTAAAACCGTTAATATTTTATATTTCTCTAATGTTATTTGAACACTTTCTATAAATTCTTTAAATCTATCACTTTTAATAACTTTTTCAAGTCTGGTAAATTCATCTCCATCACATTTTATTCCATATGCCCATTGTGTCATCCCATAATCACCATTTTTATCTACTAAATATCCTGATGCTGATACTATTATTTTATTTTCTTTAAAATGTCCTTTTTCATTTGTATTACTCCATCTAAAATTTACATTGTTATTTTTTCCTATACTATATACACACGGATATTTGTATTCTTCATTCTTTTCTTTTCTCATCCATTCTTTATCTGCACCATAGTTTGACCTACTGTATATTATTTTTGTCGGATTCCCTATTAATTTATATACAAATTCTAAATTCCAATTCGGTATAAATTCGACATTTCTTAAATTATATTTTGTAATATTGTTTTTATAATCATTTATTATTGTTTCAACTTGTTCTGAACAATTTTTAATTATATACCAATCAAAATCTGTATTGCATTTAAATTGTCTCATTCCTTCTTTTACATCATTCATATTTAAGTATAATATACTTTTATTTCTCATTTTTTTACCTGTTTTATTATTTACTTGTCGCCATCCTTTCGGATGCACATATACTATATATCCGTCTTTTTTTATAAATTTATCTATGGTCTTTTCTACAAATTTATCCCATAATTTATGCCCACTTCCTCTATTATTAACATCTTTATTATAAGGAGGATTCCCTATTACTACATCCATCCCTTCTATTCCCCATTTCTTTTTTATATCTAATTCCAATGTATCTCCTACATTCATATTTATTTTTAATTCCATTTCTGGATACTTCCATTTAATCATTTTTTCTACTATATACACATTCCATTCATTTATCTCACTCATATACAAACAATTTTCTATAATATGTTTATATCTCAATTCTTCATCTTTGATTCCATCTTCAAGTGCTTCCATTAATAAAGCTATGATATCGACTACAAACCCACCTTTTCCAACACAGGGTTCAAATATTTTAATACCAGTTTTACAAATATTATTGTATCGTGGTGTATTTTTAACAAAGTCGTATTTTAATTGTTCATAAAGTTTCATTAACATTTCAATACGTAGTGGTCGTGGGGTGCTGACTTCGGCATTTTTTGTTTTTTCATTGTTTGTCGGCACTAAATACTCATCAACCATTTCAGACAATCGTCTTAAATCACCATTTGTTTTTTTAAATTCAACACGGATTATTTCTAATGTCGTATCAATTTTTGTTTTTGTTTCAATATCCATATTATTATATATCTCACATAATATTTTTAATAATTGTTCAGAATGTTCTTCTGAAACAAACAATTTTTCCATACACATTAATTTTAAAATTTTCATTTTTTCCGTAGTTAATTCTTCATCTAAACTATTTATAAATGTAGTATTTTCATAAACAGTAATAAATCCTAAAGCTGGTAATACTACTTCCATAACTTTTTTTAAATCAAGTTTTAAAATTGTATCATCATATTCTTCTAATTCTTCTTCATCTTCATCATCAGAATCTTCATCATTATTTAAAATAATTTTAGTTCCTTTTTTAATTTTGTCCATATCTTCATTTTTTAATATATTTTCTTTTATAATATTATCATTATTTGAAATAGCTTTTCCATCAATCAATTTATTTAAATCTTTTAAATAATGTTTATCACAAGTAATATCATTTAACAATATATTAATAGTTTTTTTAATATTGGTAGTTTTGAGCCATTCCATTTTAATAAAATCTGGAGCGGATATATTTATTTGTTTTGTATTCATACTTTCAAGTTGCCAATTAATCATATCTGTTTCAAATAATGAGTTTAAAGACTGTTCAACATTTGATGTATGTTTATTCATATGAGTAGCCATATTAACAATCATATCAATACTACGTCGCATATCAATATCAATAATATAACCACAAAGTTTATTTTGACGTTCGGTCATACATCTATACATTTTTTGATAAATATTATCATAAGACCTTGAACTATTCATTAAAATAACAATATCACACTGTTCAATAGTTAATCCCATAGAACACATATTCCCACATAAAACTATCAAATGTTTTTTTAAATCAATCTTTTTCATATAATTTTTAATTTTTATAGGATTATCACCATCCTTACTATTCATAATCATTATATCATATTTATTTGAATCTACAATATTATTATCAATTAAAAATCTTTCATATAATTTTTGTAAAGTATCAATACCAGAATTAAGTGGTAAATAAACCATTATAACAATTTTATCATTATGTGTAATACATTTACTAATTAAAGATTTTTGTAATTCTGTATCTTTGAAAATTTTTACAGATACATTAAATAATTCGGTATCATTCTTAAATTGTTTATCATACATATCAAATAAACCATCAATACACCATCCTTTATCTAATTCATAATTGTCAATTGTATCTGCTATTTGATTTATTTTAGATTCGTCTATTTTCAATGCTGTAATATTCATCTTAGGCACTATTTCATATTCAAGTTTTAAATTGTTAATATTGTATTTATCTAAAATTTGATTAAAAAGATTATCATTTTTATATTTTTTTAATTTGTCAATTTGCATATTTTTTATAAATCCAATATCCATCATATTCCAAGTTAAGATATCTTGTATATCTTTACAAATTTTAGGTTTTAAATATGTTGCAGTAACATAAATCCATACAGCATTGTTATTCATATTAAAACTTTTAATACTTGAAATAGTTTTTTCAGTAATACCACCATAATGTGCCTCATCAATAAAAATCAAGTCGTAATCCATATTAATAAAAGTATTTTTTAATTCCATATTTGTTTTATTTTTTAATAATTGAATTGATGTAATTAATAAAACGGCTTTTTCATTTTGTGTATTCTCACTAGTTTTATATTCAGATGATACTACAATATCAATTACGTTTTTATCTAAAATGTTATAAAATGTTTCTTTGTATTGTATAAGAGTTTCACTTGGAACTGGTGTAGCAATCATTACTTTTAAATTGTTTTTAGTTTTTAATAATTTTTGAATTAAAAACATCATCATATACGTTTTACCAGAACGTGCAACGTGCCCCCAGATAATGTGTTTGACATTTTTATTCATTAAATCTTTTGTTTTTTCAATAGTCCATTCTTGATGAAATCGTTTATTGAATTTGATTTTTTCAGACAAGTTAATATTAATTTCATTGTTTAAAAATTTCTTTTTAAAAAGTCGAATACCATTTAATAAATCTTTTTGTGTAAATTTATAATTATTATCAATTAATTTTATATAATTTTCTGTTGATTTTTTATTATTCAAAATTTCATCTCTTACAATTATACCTATTTTAACATCATATTCTTTAAAAGCATCCTGTGCTATAATATTACCAATATCTAATTTTGTATATCCTACTTTTTTATAATTTTTAGATGTTATTACAACATAATATTTTTTATCTTGATTATATAATGTTAAATCACTTGCATCACTACCGGCTTTTAATTTGCTTTTAAAAAAATCTCCAGTATTTTCATAAGGATTCATTTCATTTTTATTAAAACATCCTTTAATCATTATCATATTTTCTAATTTCTTAATACAATTAAACCAAGTTAAAAAACGTAAAATTGCTTCTTGTGGTTCAAAATTTTTATTTTTTGATTTCAATAATAATTTTTCTATAACATTTTTATAATTTGTTAAAAATATAATTTTTGATATATAATTAAATAAATCATTGAAAGTATGACTTTTATTTAGAATAATATCATTTAAATATTCTAAATAAATAAATTCGTATAAATTATTATTAATACAATACATTTTTATATTATCTTAATAATGGTTATTATTTTTTATTATTCATTTTTTTATTTGAATCTATCAAGTAGTAAAAATACTAATATTGCTACTAATAATAATATGATAATTTCATTATAAGTATTTTGATACATATGACTATATTTATGTTTATAAATATCATTACAAGAATTACATTGTAATAAATGCATCATTATTTGTAAATGTTCATTTTCCCCATTCATAGGAGTTTCAACAGGTGTTATTTGCACGTTATTTTGGAAATGTTCTTTTTTATATGTAGGAAAAACATTTTTTATATAACCATAAGTCATTTATAATTTATTACATTATTTTTTTTTATTTTTATTTCTTTTATTAATTGTTATATTTTTTATTGTTTCTTTTTCTAATTCTTTACGTTTTTTAGATTCTTCCATTTTTCTAAATATTTCATCTATACCATCTTCACTCATATTATCATTTAAATTTACAGATGGTGTATTTATTTTAGAAGGTTCAAAATCTTCTGTTGATAATCTTTGTGATGTATTACCTCCACCACCAGAAAGACCACCTGCAAACATTGTTATAATATTTCCTAAAAGATTTGGACTATTACCACCTGAAGAAATACCACCTGATAATTTTTTAGCAAGTGTAAAAGAAATTGCAGACATTGATAACATACCTGCTAATTTTAATTCTGGTGACATTTGAACTACGTGTTTATATTTTTCATATAACTCTGCCAAAACTTCATCATATTGTTCTTCTTCTAATGAATATGCCATTGCTTCACTCCATCCATCTAAATCTAATCCAAATGGTAAAGATTTATTTGCAAATTCAATAATTATAACCAATACTTTTAATATTTGTTTATATTGTTCTACAGCCATATCATTTTTACGTTTTTCTACCATTTGATAATATGCTGTTTGTAATTCATCTAATGTATATGTCAAATCGTATTTTAAAAATTTATCTCCTTTTATTTTATTCATTTTGTATAATATTTCCTTTTTTTCATTCTTTATATATTCATTCTTATTTTCTTTGTTTGTTATACGTCTTTTATACGAATATGTTTTATCATCATCCATTGAATCATTTGTTTTTATAGAATTACGTGTTTTTATTGAACTTGCTTTTTTAGACGGTATATATTCATTTTCTTCAGATTTTTCTTTAATTGGTTCTGGTTTTTTATCATTTACTTTTTTATCATTTGCTAATACTTCTAATATTGATATATTATTATTTCCTTCTTCTACATTTGTTTTTACAAGTTCCTCAATAGAATTTTGTTTGGTTTCATTATCTAATAATAATTCTTCAATAGAATTTTTTTCAATTTCTTCTGTCATTTATTATAAATAAATATATATTCTTTAAATTTTAAACTTATTCTATAATACTTCCCATTAATAAAAATCGCATAATACCTAAATCAGCCACTGAATATTCTAAAATAAGTGGTTTATCATTTGATAAAAGAATATTTAAATTATCACATAGATGAGATGCTTTTATAAAATACATTAAATAACTTAAATTATAACGCCCCTGAACAATTTTATTTGAATATTCAGATGTAAATTTTGCAGTTCTTACATCTTCACCGTTTTGTTGTAATAATTCACGTTGATGTTTATTTGTATTTTCATCAATTTCTGTTATTAATGTTGTATAATCTGCTACACCATCACTTGAACTAAATATCAATTGTTTTCCTATTGATTTTATATCTACATTTTTACCATCCAGTAAATGTATATCTTTTATTATTTGTTGGAATTGTATTGATGGTATGTTAATTACATAATCATATTGTATTTCTGGTATAGTTTTAATAGCACTATCTAATACTAATAATGGTAATTTGTAATTTTTAACTTTACCCATAAACAAATCTGCTAATTCAATACCTAATTTATCTTCTTCATTTTTATTCATATAAAATGTTATTGTATCCCTTCTTGAAACTGATTTAATTGATTTAAATAACACAACTGTATCAATACCAATAATAATAGATCTTTCACAATAAAATGATTCAAATTTACTCGCATCTAATTTAATAAATGTCAATGATACTTTTGATTCATCTGTTGTTGAAATTTTAATACCATCTTTATTTATAATCAAATTTGTTTCTTTAATATATGGTTTTATAATTTCAAAACAATTTTTTAATATAATTGATTTCAATGTTTTAATTTCAAAAATACGTTCTGAACTACTCATTTTGTTTATTATTAATATTTATTTAAATAAGTTTTAATATTCCGCACCCAATACTTGTGTAACTGTTTTAAGAATTCTTTCTTCACGCGTTGCTTTATTTAATCTTTCCGAATACATTGGTGTTTGTATATCTCTTAAATATGCTAAATGTTGTTTTATATAGGTTAATACAATTGGCACACTTGTATCCACTACAATTTTATTTAATTTATCTATTTCATTTTTATACTTTTGTTTTAAAATATTGTCTAATTTGTTTGTATCATTTACTATAGGTGGATGTTCTTTGTATTGTAAATAAATAGATGTCATTATATCTAATAATTCTATTTCTGGTTGTGTATCTATATATAATCCAGAAATTGTATATACATTATATTTTATCAATTTTTGTATATTGAAAATATTTAATTTTGAAAAAAATAAATCACTTAATAATGTTTCTTCTATTATTCCTCGCATTGCCCTTTTTGTTTTTATTCCTTTATTTGTTGGTATATTTATTTGCTTTTTTAAAATTGATGTATTTAAAGAAGAAATAATGTCATTATTTAATAATTCCATTATTTCTTCTGTTATATATTTTGTGCTTCTGTTGTCTTTTAATAATTCTGTTTCTTTTTTTGTATGTTCTTGAAATAACACTGGATGATACATCTTATTAATATAATTAAACATTTTAAAAAAATTGCATCATTTTTTTTATTTTATATACATTAAAACTTAGTTTAACATAATATATCGATTTTCTTTTTCTTGGATTTATTTCCAATATTTCTCTTATAAATTCATCAATATCATTTTCTATTGCTTTTCTTTGTCTTTTTAATTTTCTCATAAATATTCCTGTTTTTATATAATTTACATAATATTTACATTGATAATTTGACTCATCCCACACATTTACTTGATATATTATATTATATATTAATAATCCTAAACACCATATATCAATTTTTTCTGGTCTTATATACAAAGTTCTTTGTAAATAACATTCTGGTGGATAATACCAATTTATATTGTTTTTATCAACTCCATATAAATAACTTTTTGTTTTATCTTTATATATTAAACTTATTCCAAAATCTATTATTTTAATTTTCTTTGATAATGTATTATATAATATATTCTCAATCTTTATATCCATATGTGCAATTCCTTTCTTGTGCAAGTATTCAATTCCTGATATAATTTGTTCAATCATCATTTCCTTTTCTTGTAATTTTATATATTTTTTATCATCTGATAATATATAAAATAAATCCTTTGCATTTATATATTCCATCACTATAATATTGTATGTATCTATTTTTATATCTTCATACATTTCTATTATACTTGGATGTTTTATCATATTCAACATTCTTACTTCTTGTTTATAAATATATTCATCTTCAATATATTTACAAACACACGTTTGTTTTTTAAACACATTATAATATAATTTAACTTGTCCCCACGCACCTTTTTCTATATCCCTTATGTATCTATATTTTTTGTTTATTTCTTTCAACATTTTTAAATATTTGTTATTTTCTTTTGTTATTTTTATTTTTTCATTTTTTATTTTCAACACTTGAAGGTCTTTCACCCCAATCTATATATAATTTATTTGGATGTGTATATATTATTTTATATCCTCTTTTTTTTAATTTATGTATTATAAATAATATACATTCTTCACAACTATAATATGTTTCTACTAATATTAATGGAACATCAAATATCAAATATGTATGTGTTGTTGTTTTATTTTTTTTTATAATCTCATCAATACATTTTTTCAATATATTTGTATATATCTCTTGTTTTTTTATTGTTTGTCTATCTTTTACCTTTTGTAATTTATCAACTGTTGGTATATTTATTTTATTCATTAATACTAAACTTGAAAATTAATTTAAAAATTTTGTTTAAATTTTCCAAAAAGCATTAATAAATTTTCTTTGACATTTGGTATATTATATTCTTGTGCAATATACATTCCACAAATTACTAAAAAAATATCATAAATCATCATTTATAATATTTTTCTTACATTTTTAAATTAATTTTTCTATTTCGTTTAAATCATTTAACCATAAATCATATTGTGATGATTTTTGTAATTCTTCCAATTCCCTTGTTTTAAATTCTACATTTTTTGTTAATTCTGTTATTTTTGTTTTTGTCAATGATTTTATTTGCATATTTGTCAAATAATCATATGAATCTTGATAAAGAATATATTTACGATTATGTAATTGTGTATGTATTTCATCTATTTCTTTACGTATAATATTAATATCACCATTAATAAATTCCGTAATAAATTTCAATTTTTGTTGTAATAGAATTAATTCATCTTGTAATTCTTTTTCTAATAATAATTTTCTATATTTATAATATTCTAAACGTAATTCATAATAATCTAAAAATATATCATTTAATGTCTTGTATTTTTTCAAACTTGATTTCAAAAACAAATACATATTATTTGTTGATAATGTTTTAACAAGTTTCAACATTGTTTCTAATTCATTATTCTTTTCAAGTTTATCTAATATTTCACTTGATTTAAATGTAATTATTATTTGTATATTTGTATTTTCATCTTGTGAAATATTTTTAATATCTGTTATTATTGTTGCATTATCATCTTTTATTTTTTTTTCAATCATTTCTTTATATGTTGTTATCCATACACCTATAGGTAATTCTGTAATAATAATTGTATTCATTTTCCGTTTCCATTTTCCTTTTATTTGATATTTATTATCGTCTATTTTAATAATAGAACCTTTGAAATTTTTATAATATGGTTGTAATTCTATCAAATTTTTATTCGTTATTTTTCTTTTTATATTTTCAATAATTTCTTTTGGATTGCACGGTGGTATAAATGTTGAATAACCTGTGCCTATACCTTCACATCCATTTATTAATACTAATGGTATAATTGGTATATAATATTCTGGTTCAACTATTAATCCATCATCTTCCACATTTTTCAATAATTTTACATCTTTTTTATCAAATATTTTATTTGTTATTTCATTTAAATATGTATAAATATAACGTGGTGATGCCGAATCTTTACCTCCCAACAACCTAGAATTATGTGTAATTATATAATCTTTATTTGATGTTTCTATTACAAATCTATTATTTCCATCAATTTCAAAACCTACATATGAACCATATCCAATTTCTTCAACTTTATATAAAATATTTGTTTTTCTTTTTTTAATTTTATTGATATTTATCCAAATTGAATAATTATAATTATTAAATTTCGTTTTACATATTTTTACATTGTGTTTTAATGGTAATGTTTTTAATAATTTTACAATACTTTTATATAATTCTTTTGATTGTTTTAAATCAATCTTGCACCAATTATTCTTTATTTTGCATCTTCCATCTATTAACCCATATATAAATTCTAATCTCATTTCATAATCTGTATATATATATTCAGGTGGTATATTATTATAATGATTTATTAAATAGTTCATTTCATTTAATTTATCAGACCATTTAGAACTTAATTTAAATATATTTTTATGTATATTAATTTTTGTCATTATAATATTATTTTCATCACAAAATACTTTCCATTTAACATAACTATTTAAACATTTTGTTTCGATTTTAGATTTTGTTAAACGACACATTAACCAATTAGCATAAATATAAGGTTGTATTTTTATTTTTGTATTAGTATTCCATTCTAAAATTTTATTGTAATAAACATTTGTAAATTTCATTTTAACATAATGTGGTAAATTTATGTAATCTTTTACTTTAATATCAATGATATTTTGTATTTCATTATTATTTTTTACTTTTACTTGTTTTAATAAATGTTTATCAAACATTATTGTATATTTTTTTGAACTTTTTGTTTTATATTTCAATGTTAATAAATGTTGTGAATTTACAATATAATATTCATTTTTTGTATAATAAATTTTATACATTATGTCTTGACCTTTTGTTATTTGTAATACAGTTCTTAAATTTCCATCATCACCTAATACTTTATCGTTTATTTTAATATCTTTAGCATATTTAACACCATTTTCTACAACAATTTTTGTTAATGGGTCTAAACATCCGTGATTACCATCTGGATATAATAAATTTATATTATTCGTTCCAATAAAATCTTGTGCCATTGAAATAATTGCTTGTTGCAAACTTGCTTCTCCGTGGTGATAACTTGTTTCGGCAGATACATAACCTGATAATTGTGCAACTTTAATTGATTTTGTTATATTATTTTTCAACATATAATATAAAATTTTCCTTTGTGATGGTTTTAATCCATCCATTAATTGTGGTATTGACCTTATATTATCATAATTTGAAAAATGAATCAATTCTTTATTAATAAAATCAGAATAACATATATTTTTATCATTTAAATCTAAATAAATATTTTTATCATATTCTTTTAACCATTCTTTTCTTTTATTTGCTGAAGTTTCTTTATCTTTACTAAATGCTAATAAAATTGCTTCATTGCATTTTTCATCACGATAATTAAAATTAACAAGTAGTTCATTTAATCTTTTAAAAATTTTTTTTGCATCTTCTTTTTGTGAAGTTCCAAGTCCTTTATAATATTTTATTCTTAAATTTTTTGTTGTATTTAAAGATTTCCATTTATTATAATCTTGTTCTGTAAAAAATTCTAAATTTTTTTGTGGTATCCTAATAATTGGTGTTTTTAATTTTTGTATAAAATTTAATTTTAATAATTCTGGCCAATAATAATGAATTGCATTTATAAACAATCCTGTTATGTGGCTTGCGTCACAGTTATGCACAATAATATTACCAATACTTCCATGAAAATGATGGTTTTCTGTTTCAAAATCATACACATATGTATCTTTGTATTTTTCAGATACATTAATAATTTTTTTAACGGTATATTCTGGTCTATTATAACTTTTACTTTGTAAAATCGTATATACATTTAATTTTTTATTATTACAATTTAAACTTGGTGTATATCCACAATTTTGAAGTAATTGAAACAATCCAGCAATTTGACTTTTATATTCACCATCAAACTGATCAGTTGTTCTATAGCCCTTATTTCCATCACCTGCATAAAATCCATCCAAAAATGATTTTTGAACTTGTGTTGTATTATTTAATATTTCCAAAGGTATTTTCTTTTCTCGTAAGGAATTATAAAACATACTCCTATATTTTACAGAAATTGTCTTTCTATTACCTTTTGCAATTAATATATATTTATATTCGCGTCCACTTTGGTGCGAATAACTATCTTTTGAAACTTTTAGTTTTTCTATAACAAAATTTATATTATTTTTTTTAGAACAATCGCTTTTTATATTTAAATGGGATTTAAATGAATCTGCTCTTTTAAAAAATTTATTACATTTTGGACATTTCTTTTCTTTCTTTACACAATCTGTTTTATTATTATTATTATTATTAATTGTATCATTTGTATTATTCATATCATTAATAATACAGTTTTCTTGATTATTTTCATAGTTGTCAAAAATTGTTTTTAATTTTTCAAGATTACATTTATCTACACTTGAAATTGACCAATTATAATTTAACGAATGTGTAATAGAACCATCTTTACGTTTATTTTTTACTTTTCCATCTATAGTACAATTACCGTCTGCTTGAAAATAACCCAACGCCCAAGCATATTCTTCATTTATGTTAAAATCAGTATCATTATCTGCATTAACATATTTACTATGTAACAATTCAGTTTCTTTAATAGTAATATCATTTACAGTAATTTCATTACCTGTTTTATCTAATAAAGAATGATCTTCTGTTACATCAACACAACCGGTATGTGTTAAAACACGATAAATAGGTTTATTAACTTTATGTCGCATAACACTTTTAATTTTAGTCCATCCATTATCAGACCATACTAAATAGGTTTGACAAGTATTATACTCTTTATCAGATATAATAGATTTATTCCAAATATCATTATCATAAATTTCACAAATAGGTTTATATTCAATTTTGTTAGTATTAATATTTTTAATTAAACAAGGAGTATCATATGTAACCGAATCAGCATCCATTAATAACATTACTTTACCATAACGTAAATCATTTACATTATTATATTGTTTATTATGTTGCAATCCAATTATTTTCTTTATATTATTAAATTCTTCATTATTTAATAATTGTGAAGTTGTTGCATCACGAATATTTAATATTTTTCCTTTCAAACTAAAAACCCCATAATAATCACTACCAATAATAGTTCGTCCCCACATTGCAAATGTTTTTGCGGAATCACCTTCTGTTAAAATCAATGTGCATTTATTTGATTTTAAAGTTCCAGCAAAATGTGCATCTTCAAGTTTTGGAATATACAATTTATTTTTTCTTGTAGTTGAGCTTGACGTTTTCTCTAATTCTACTTGTTCTTTTAATTTATAACTTTTTTCAATCATTTCAATAATCTCTGATTTCCATACTTTTGTTATAAATTTTTCACTTGTTTCAATCTTGTATCCAAAATCTTTTATTGGTGTTGTTAATACTTCTTTTGTTTGACTATTAAATGTTGGATTAATTATAGTTGCTCGTAAAAATATAAATATACGCTCCTTTATCATATTTTGTTTAACATCCTTTAATTTTTTCTTACTTTCCAACATTTTCTTCATATTTGTTATTATTTGTGTCATTATACAATCTACGTGTTTTCCACCATTTGTTGTGCATATACCATTTACAAAAGACATTTGTTCATATGTATCATTAGGAACAATTATATATTCCCAAATAAAATTATCCGATAAAACTTGTTGTTCATATATTTTACTTGTTTTATTATAATATTTAATATAATCTAATAAACCTTTACCATCTATTTTTTTATCATTATAATATATCGAAATCTTTTTATCCGTGCATACAATCGTATCATATACCCTTTTTAATAATAATGATAATGTATCTTTATCAATTAAATTCATTCCAAATCTTTTAAAATCAGTTATATATGTTATTCTTGTATAACTTTTTACATTTGATTTTGTAATTTTAGGTTTAGATTTTTCCAACATATTATTTTTGAATACTTGTTCAAATTTTAATTTTAAATTCGAATCAACCGTTTCAACTTTAAAAAATGTTGAATATATATTTACAAGTGTTGCTCCTAATCCATTCATTCCACCACCAATACGTTTTGTATTGTCATTATAATTTTCACCTGATAATAAATGCCCAAAAATCAACTCTGGCACATAAATATTATGTTCTTTATGTATAACTACTGGAATACCTTCACCATTATTATATACAGAAATTTCCCCAGTTTCAATATTAATATTTATTTTAATTTGTGTCAATGTTTTATCCCTAAATGAATGGTCTGTCGCATTTGTTAAAATCTCATCAAATAATTTTAAAAATGCTGGTGAATATTCAACAACCTTTTTAATAATCTTTTCTGTTTCAACATCAAAGACCCATTTTTCTTCAATTGTTTTTTTCGTTTCACCTATATACATACCACTCCTTAACAGGATATGTTCCCGTTGTGTTAATTTTTTATATTTTTCTTCAACATTCATATTTATATACTTTATTTTTTGTCATTAAATATTTTTTCATTTTTTTTTTATACAATCTTATATTAATATTATTAATGAAACCTATCTTTCCTAATAAACCTTTATTAAATAATTCTTTTGGTCGTATTCTTCAACACGATAATTATTTAAATCAATCTGTTACTACAAATTCTTCTCCTACTTTTAATAATCTTGTTTTAACTGGTGATACTACTATCAATGGTTCTTTATTTGTTTATGGTAATACAACTCTTTTAGAAACAAATTTAATTGAATTTGAAGATAATATTTTACTTTTAAATTCAAAAGAAACAGGTAATGGTGTATTTTTAAATAAATCAGGAATTGAAATAAATCGCGGTAATTTAGAAAATTTCCAACTTGTTTTTAATGAATCTCAACAATCTTTACAAGCTGGTTTTTTAAGTGATTTAAAAAATGTTCCTCGTCAAGAACCAAATCCTACTCATAATTATTTTATGTTTTGGGATTCTGTTAATAATCAATTAATTTCTTCCAATCATTCTTTAATTGATTTTACTTTTTTTTCTACCACTGAATCTATTAATCTTTCAACTGCTTCATTAGTTGTTAGTGGTGGTCTTTCAATTCAAAAAGATGCACGTCTTAATAAAACTCTGTTTCTTTACAATTCTACGAGTGCTTCATCTATTCTTACAAATAATTTTAATAATCTTGTTTTATCTAGTCCCGATAATATTCTTTTACAACCGTCAGGTTCATCTATTATAGTTCCTACTAATAAATTACTTGGATTTAATTCTACTACAAATTCTATTAGTGCTGATAATTTTAATAATTTAATTATACGTTCCGGTAATTCTATCAATATATCAACTGCTTCTTTAAATATTCCTAATCAAATTCCTCTAACATTTTCTACACCTACTGAACGTATTTTAACCGATGATTCTAATAATATGGTTATCGAATCAAATAATTCTATAATTCTTAAACCTAGTCCTTCACAATCTGTTTCTATTCCTGCTAATTATTCTTTATCTTTTTATTCTTTATCTCAACGTATTACTTCAAATATTAACAATGACCTTTTTATTTATTCAGGTAATGATATTCATATTTCACCTTCACCAAATAATAATATTATACTTCCATCACAAACTGGTATTATTCTTGGTAATACTACAAATAATCTTTTTTCTAATATTTCCAATGATTTATTTTTTACATTAAAAAATTTAACAATCTCCTCCAATCTTACTACAGCTAATATTATTATTTCTTCAAATATTCCATTGTGTTTTAATTCTACATCTTCTAATTTACGTTTTACAAATGGTAATTTAGTATTTTCTGGTAATTCTATATTTAATAATTCTATTCAATTTAATAATACACTTAGATTAATCGATACAACTAATTCTATTTCAACAAGTTCTGGTTCTTTTGTTATTTCCGGTGGTGTTGGTATTCAAAAAAATACTTTTATTGGTGGCGATTTAACTGTTAATGGTAATTTTAATGTTCTTGGTTCTACTACTACTATTAATTCTACTGAATATCTTATTAATGATAATATTATTGTATTAAATAATGGCCCCGTTGGTCTTTTAGATGGTGGTCTATTAGTTAAACATTATATATCTGGAACTTCTGGTTCTACTATGTATTCCGGTGTAATTTTTAAACAAGATTCAAATTCTTTTATATTTACATCATCTACATCAGATTCTTCTCAAATATCTCCTAATTATATTCCTATTCAATCTTCACAATTAACTTTACATTCTAATTTAACTGCTTTAAACTTTACTTCAGGTGGTGCTTTATCCTGTTTAGGTGGCGCTTCATTCAAAGAATCTGTTTTATTCGGTGATAATATTCTTGTTAATAATTTAATTTCATCATCTTCTTTAATCACAACCTTTTCAACCTTATCTAATACTATTATTTCAAATTCACAAATAACAAATTTATCTTCATCTAATTTTATATCTACTAATTCTACTTTATCTAATTTAAATCTTAGTAATTTAAATGTTGCCAATTCAACTCTTGGTAATTCCATTATTTCATCTTTAATTAGTTTAAATAATACTCTTTCTAATTTAATCGTTACAAACTCTTCACATTCTAATATTTATTCTACTTATTTTACAGCAGGTAATTTCTTTGCTGTTAATACTAGTTTTTCTAATTTTGCTTGTTTAAATTCTACTATGACTAACATTATCTCTACTAATTTTGTTTCTACTAATACTATTATTTCAGATTATTCTTCACTTGGTAATATTGTTTATGATTCTTCTACAATGTCTAATCTTTATACAACTTTTCATCTTTCACAAAATTCTACAATTGCTTCATTAAATACTGTTAATATTCTTAATACAAATATTACTTCAAGTTCTGTTAATGTTTCCGGTCGTGTTATTTCACGTGTTGATGCTGCTGGATTTAATGCTAATTTTACAGCATTCCCTTTAGTTGATGGTTCTGAATCATCTATTGCATTTTACAATAATACTTCTGGTTCCGCTTCTTCTCAAGGTAATGTATATGTTATAGGACATAATGTTTTTGGTTCTGGCAATCGCACTTTTGGTATCGGCACTCCTTTTAATGGTTCTATTTTAACTATGCAAACTTCTGGTCATACTCATTTTAATAATAATATTAATATCGTTCGTTCAGGCACAACACCATCGCTTGTAATTAGTGGCGGCATTGCTGCTAGTAATGGTGCTAATATCGTTCTTAAAGGTGCTGGTTCTCATAATGCTTCTGTTAATATTGATTTATCTACTTATGACCATTCTACTAACGCACCAACATCTCGAATTCAAGCAATCGATTTTAATTTATCATCACATTTACAATTTTTAACCAAAGTCCCCGGTTCTGGAACAAATCCTCTAGCTCCACGTATGCATATACAAAATGACGGTAATATAGGTATTAATACAACTTCTCCAACTCATAGATTACACGTTAATGGCTCTTGTTTTTTTACTGATATTTCAACCGGTTCATTCGTTTCTACTTCTATTTCTTCGTCCTCTATTTCTACTTCTTCTTCAACATTTTCTAATACTTTAATTACAAATTCTTCTATTTCTTCTCTTCTCGTTTCTAATAATACTGTTATTACAAATACTCAGAATTCTCTATCTATTACTAGTGGCGGTGCTTTAACTGTTAATGGTGGCTCCGCTTTTGGTAAAGATATGTATATTGGTGGTAATTTATACGTTTCTGGTCTTGTTAATGGTAATAATATTAATACTGGTTCTAGTTTAATCGTTTCTTCTCCAACTCTTTCTTTTTCCAACTTTACAAACTGTTCTCTTTCTACTTATTCTAATTCAAAATTACTACTTACAGATGACCAACTCCTTCTTTCCTTTGCTGTTGAATTATTGCCTTCTTCTGATAGTTTATATTGTCAATTCGAATTAACTCTTCCTTCTATTTCTTCAAATTTTACATCCTATTCTGATATTGTCCCTTCTATTTCTGGTTTCTCTGATGTTTCTAATCTTACCCCCTTGTTTAATTGTTTAGTTGTTTCTAAACCATCATCTCAAAATTGTATTATTAAATTTAATAGTATTTCTACTTCAATACATTATCTTTTCATATCTATCCGTTACACACAAACTTAAATAAAATAAAAAGAAAATAATCAAAACTTATTTTTTGATTATTTTCCTGTGCTTCCAAATCCACCTTCCCCTCTTGTTGTCTTTCGTAATTCTTTTACTATTTTAAACTTTACTGGTGATAAATCTGCATTTACTAATTGAACATACCTTTCTCCTACATTCAATGTAAAATCCTTATCTGATGTATTATATAATGGAATCTTTAATGTTCCCAAATATCCACTATCAATTAGTCCCAATGAATTATGCATAATTAACGGCGTCTTACTAATTGACGACCTCGGCATCATAAAATACGAATTATATTTATATACATTTAGTTTCTTATTTTTAATTCTCCATTTCCAAAATTTACATTCAACCTCCTTATTTTGACATTTTACTTCTAAATCAATCAATTTTGTCTCACCTGCTTTAATTACCTGTTTTTTCATAATAAATAAATCTAATCCTGCATCTCCTTTATGATATGTTGTATGATTCTTATATACATCCTCATCCTCTTTATTTTCAATCTTTAGTTCAAATGTTTTCTTCATTTTCCTTTTATTTATTTTTATTTTTAAATTTTTTTTTCATTTTTTTTTAATTCCATTTTTCTTCATTGAACGACCTAACTCCCCATTTATTTGGTAATATAAACATTCCTTTCTTAAACATTTCCATTTTATTATATTGTTCATAAATACCAAAATTATTACCCATCATTCTATGCATCTCCATTATTTTCTTATTCTTATCTTTGTCAATTAACTTGAACTTTTCTATTTTACTTTTATAATATATTATCATCATAATCGTCGCTATCATTAGTAATATTGTTTTTGACATTATTATTATCCATTATTTTATTTTTTTGGAATCGGTAATTCACTTACTATCCACCAAATATATATCGAATCATCAATAACTCTTGTTCTTTGTGCATTTTCAAATCCTTCTCTTGTATATTTTAATTTTAATCCATCTGTTCTATTTTTTTCTAACCACCAATCCAATACATTTATACTTGTTGCATAATCCATACATTCCGTCCCATATAAAAATGCCATATTTCTTTCTTTCGTATTATTATACCACCAATTCATTAATTCTAAATTATTTGTAGAGCAAGCATTGAACATTGCCATCTCAGTATATTTAAATCTTACAAGTCTCTTCGTTGATTTTTCCAACCACCAATTTAATACCTCTATATTATCACACATATCTATAACACTTTCATCGTATTTCATATATAACCCACTTTTTAAATACCATTCTAACTCTTCTATTGTTGAATTACTTGTTATTTCATTAACATAAAAATCTTCTATTACTGGAATTCTAAAATATCTTATTAATCTTATATATTTTTCATGATTCCACATTTCTTTATCTAGTTCATCTTCTATTTTATATTCATATTCTTTATTATCTTTTTTTTTATATATTTCATCTTTTATAATACTTAATATCTGTCTCTTATA